TCAGGTTTAGCTGCCAGTTCTTCCTCGGTAGGTTGCTTACCATAATCCTCAAAGATGTAATCTGTAAGGTTCTGGGTATAGGTGAACTCTGCAGGCTCCTTAGACTTCTCTGGTCTAGGCCATTTGTAATTAAACTCCAGTTCCTCACCGATAGAGAAGATTCTAGAATTAATTAGAATTACTGCTCTATCCAGTAACGGGAGATTTAATACATCTTGCACTAGAAGTTTGCCTGAGGCAGTAAAATCGGTATGAATTACTATCCCTGCAATAAACTCATTGATATTCATGAAGTTTTTAATAGAGGCAGGATTAGAAAGGATCTCCTCATCCTCGCCATTCTGTTCACGTATTTCACAGGTATAACCTGATGGCAACGTGAAAGCCTTCTTTCTTAATTGAATTTCCATAATCTAAATAAGTTGTGAATTATTAAAAACAGAAAAGGGGCCAGAACTAGGACGAATCCCAGAACTAGCCCCCACCACCTAAACTAGAGTGTTCGATTAGACCTTATCACAGGTACCTACTGAGAATTCGATGTGCTCAATAGAGTTTTCTGATGCAGTACGATCAAACTCAATTCCATCGATCTTCTTGGGCCATACCTCATCGAGGAGCCAGGAATTAAGTACTGATTTACCATCTTCGGCCAGTTCATTTACAGTCATGGTCTCCCAATATTCTGAAGGAACCAAACCTCCACCTGCAAGGTGATCCTGGCAAGCCATGAGCCAATCATGAGCCCAGGTATCGGAGCCAGAAGTTGTAAGAAGTTTCTCTACAATCAAATCACCTATCTTTACACGACCAGCAGTTTTAACGTCCCTGTTTACATCTCCGTGAGTAACCTCCTCGATTTCAATATCAGGGAGAGTTACCTTCTGAGCAAGGTAGCTATTTACTGGGTGCTTGGCAAAAGTGATTGAGAAAAGAAAAGTCTTTCTTGGATTTTTTACTTTTGCTTGTGCCATACCTTTTATATATTAAATGGTTATTATACGCTAGCAATTGTAGCAGATACTGTATTAGAAGCCTGCTCGTATACCAGATTAACCTGGATATCCTGCATAGTAGCAACATCCTTAACCTTGATGTTGAGCTTATACTTACCGTTACGGGCCTCAGCCTCGTTGTTAACGGTAAGTTCATCCCAAGATGTAGCATCCTGGTCACCATCCCAAGTGTACTCGGAGATAGCATCGTCTGTTACCAGACCATCCATAATGGGCTTGCCCTCCAGATAGATACGCTTCCAGGAGTTCCAAATATTTGGCTCCTCAATGTAAGACTCGAGAATAGGACGAAGCTGCTTCTTGATATACAGGGCCAAACGAACTGCATGGATAAAACGGAAGCTATCCTGACGAACCTGAGAAGTAAACGAATGCCAGAGAACAGTTGCCAAACCAGCAGTACGAGTCTGCTTGAGAACGATTACATTCAGGCAAGCATTAGCCAGATCATTGAGATCATCGTAACGTGAAGGAGTACCGTAGTTCTGGATCACAGGACCATTACCATCAGCAATAACTCCTCGATTCAATCCAGCAAATGAACGGTAAGGTCCGTAGTTAGATGCACAAGAATCTGCCAAGCCATGTACAGTACCCATTACATTGGCATTAACCAGATTGCCATTTTCACTGTAGTACTTGATACCAGCAGTGTAATAGCAAATCCACTTTGATTTACCAATAGTACCCTGATAGGTACCAGCCAAGGTAATGAGAGCAGCCTTAGTCATACCCTCAGTAACTGGGATTTCTACGAAGTACTGGAACTCCTCTGTCTCCTCAGCAATCTGAGCCAGATAACGATGAGTCTGAAGTTCATCAGCCTGGGTTGTTAGATGCTGATTGAGGTGAGAGCAAGATACCTCATAAACCTCCTGGAGATCACGAACTGCATCTGCAGCCTCTTGCCACTGAGCAGCAGTAGGAACAGAACCAGGATTACCAGCCACTACATAAGCAGTCATAGGACTACCACTACCAACAGTAATAGATGCACTAACCACTGTCATCATAACTGAAGTAGCAGCAGCCTTCTGATTTACAGTTACTGTAAGAGCATTACCCTGACCAACGGCAGCCATGTTAATACCATCGAGATGCTCCTTGATAGTGCTGATAGTGAAGTCTCCACACTTGGTAAGAGAAGTAGGAACTCCCCAACCTGTGAGAACCGTGCAAGCAGCAGCAGTCATCCAATAAACATCCCAGTAACGGTTGCCCTGAATGAACTGGTTGAGAGCACTGTAATCGAGTGACAGGTAAGTTACTGTGTTACCATTTACAGTAGTAGAGGTTTTGTTGATATTGATGAACAAAGCCTTTTCGAAAACAGTGTTACCCTCGTAGGTAGTTACGAAGATATTACCATTAGCATCGGCTTCGAACTTAACCAAAGGATTCTTACCTACGAATTCTGCAGGGCTATTCTTTGCCTTGAAAGCAAACTGGATTACCTGAGCAGTAGATCCGATTGTACCTCCTACCAGAGAGAGATTGAAAATCGTATCAGCCGTAGCTCCTGTTGCCGTAGTAGCTATGTAAGGATCTGTTGCTCCTGTACCTACTACTCGGATGATACGAAGTTTAGAACCACCCTTAAGTGCCTTCTCAATGTTCGAGGGGCTACCATCGGGAACAATTTCAGACCCGTAGATATTACGGAATTTAGTAATCGAGTTAATTAGCTCATCACCAAGTCCCACTGGTCCACTAGTGGTACGGGCCAACATGCATGAAACCCCATTGAGGGGCTTTGTAGCTTCAACGTTATTGTTAACGAGATTGAAACTAACTTTAGGTGAATTTGGCATATTCGCGTCTGTTTAAAGATTAATAATGAAAAACCTTATTTTATATAAAACCCATTGAGTATTGTTTTATTCAGTAGGTACTTGCAGCTTTATAGATGGATCTCCACTACTTCCGTCAGAGTTAGGTGAGGTTAGGGCTATGATAGCAGAGATATCCTTAATCGGAGCTATAGGACCGATATCGGTATTTTCTGTTTCCTCAATGTAACTATCATAACAAGTGTAGGAATACACTTTCTCTAAAAGGCCATGTTCTT